CGGAGGGACCGTGGCTCCGGGGGAGCCGCGTAAGCCCGGAGGACGCAGGGCCGCCAGTGCCCTGACGGCGAAACCGGTCGAACAGACGCATCGATCAGAGCCCCTTGTCGGTCATCACGCGGACCTGCCGCACGATGCGCCGCCCCTCCGCCGCCGCGATCTCGCGGTCCAGCGCCTCGAGCGCCCGGTCGATCTCCGCCACGCTGCGATAATCCACGGTCTTGCCGTCATAGCTGACCCGCGCCACGCCCGAGGACCGCTGCGCCGAAAGCGCGTCGCGGCGGGCGCGCAGGTCGATGAGTGTCGCCATGGGAATTGACCCGATCTCTCGAAATGGTAGTCCGCCGACATGCGAACAGATGGGAGCACCTCCATGACCCCGACCGAGATCATGCGTGAATTCGCGCGCGACGATATCTTTCCGAAGGCCGCGATGGCCGCCGCCCGCGATCAGAGCGCAGAGATGACACCGCTCTTTGTCGACATGATCGAGCGCCTCGGCACCCAGCCCGTTTCCGCCATGAAGGACGACGAGGTCTTCGCCCTGATCCCGGTCATTCACCTGATGGGCGAATGGCGGGCGCCGGGTGCCTATCGCCCGGTCGTTCGCATGATGCGCCAGCCGACCGAGACCCTTGACTACCTTCTTGGCGACGCCGTGACCGAAACGAGCTTTCGCGTCATCGCAGGCACGTTCGATGGCGACCTCCAGCCCCTGTTCGACGGCATGGACGACCCCGAAGCCGATGAATTTGCCCGCGGGTCCCTGATGAGCGCGCTCGTGCTGATCGCGCATCTGCATCCGGAACACCGCGCGGCGATCAAGGACCACTTCCGGACCTTTCGCAGCCGCTGTCCGGACGCATCCCCTGATGTCTTGACCCCATGGATGGATGCTGTTGCCGATCTTGGTCTTGAGGACATGACCGACGACGTGCGCATGCTGTTCGAAACGGGCGTGATCCCTGCCGATTACTGCGACTTCAGCCACTTCCTTGGAGACCTGAAGGCCACGCAGCAGTCGAACGGCGCACCTTCGAGCCTGCGATATCGACGGCACCTGATCACCGACGCCATCGATGAATTGTCACGCTGGTATTGTTATACCGACGCCTTTTTCGAGAAGCAGAAGGCCCGAAAGGGTAGTAACGAATTCCGTGTGGCGCCCTGGACCGAGGCAGTGCAGACCCTGCCCGGGAAGCCCGGCCGCAACGATCCTTGTTTCTGCGGCAGCGGCAAGAAGTTCAAGAAGTGCTGCCTGCACTGATCATCCTGCTGCAGAACGTCACCCCATGTAGCTCGACCGCACCGTCCGCCGCCGCGGCGCGCTTTGCCGTGGGGCGCGGGTGGTCGTTCCCGTTGTCGCACCAGGCGCATCCGCCTTGTCCACGCCGAGCTGCGCTTCCAGATCGGCCCAGCGTGCCTCGGGCCAACGGTCGGCGCCCACGATCCACGCGGCGGCGCGGGCGTAGACGCGGCAGTCCAGCGCTTCGTTGCGTTCGCGCAGCTTCTGCCACTCGAGCCGGGCGAAGCCGCGCTTCGTGCGCACCGTCATCAGCTGTTCGGCGGTCAGCTGCTTGAGCCACTCGCCGTCGGCCCAGTCCGGCAGGTGCACCGTGCCAGGCGGGAACGCAGCACCCGCGGCGACCTCATCCGCCGTCGGCCGGTTCTGGCGCAGGAAGCGGTAGGTCTCGGCCTTGAAGGTCGACACCGCCACGGTCCAGAGCCGCGCGCCGCGCCGCAGCCGCTTGCCCGCGATCGTGGCGTCGACATAGGTCGGGCCAGTCACCGGGCTCGTGCGCGTGAACCCCTCGACGCCCTTCACCGGGGCCACCTGCGTGAAGCCCACCTGCCGCGACCAGCCGTAGACCGCGGAGGTCTCGTAGCCGGTATCCACCGCCAGCCGCGCGATCGTCATGGGCGTGCCCGACGCATGTGCCCATGTCCGGCCCAGAAGGTCCGTCATCTGCTGCCAGCAGACCGGATCGCCGGGGCCGCCGTCGAACACCAGATGATCGACCAGCCAGCTTTCCAGTCCGCGGCCCCAGGCCCAGACATCGACCTCGATCCGGTCCTTCTGTACGTCGGCGCCCGCCGTCAGTAACAGACCGCGCGCGGGCACGCTGCCCGCAGCCCACGCTTCGCGCCGGTCCGCCAGTCGCTGCCAGTCCGGGGCCTCGCCCGCTTCCATCCAGGTTTCGCCCAGCACCGTGTTGCGGAATGCGCGCATCGCCTCGTCGCTGCCCCGTGCCGCCTCGTGCGCCCGCGCGATCCGCTGCCAGCTCAGCCAGCCCACCGGCGAATAGAGCGCCGACAGGTGATAGCCGACCGTGGTCGGATCGGCGGAGGTCGCCGTCCCGCGCCATTCGCCCGCCGACAGTATCGCCGTCTTGTGGTGCTCGGCGATGGCGGCGTCGCAGGCCTCGCAGTGGTATTCCGCCGTCTCCGGGCGGCCCTCGTCCCAGCGCAGCCGCTCGAACCGCAGCCACTGCATCGTGTCGCAATGGGGGCACGGCACGAAGTACCGGCGCTGGTCCGACGCCTCGAACTCCCGCTCGATCCGCGACAGCCCGCGGATCGTCGGGGTCGAGACCAGGAACACCTTGCGCCGGTGCGCGAAGGTCAGCGACCGCGCCTCGGCCAGCGTGACCGGGTCGCCTTCCTCATCCGCCGAGGCCGGATAGGCGTCGACCTCGTCGAGGAAGATGTACCGCGCCGGGGTGGACCGCAGCCCGACCGCCGAGTTCGCCCCCGTCATGATCAGGATGCCGCCCGCGAACTCCTTCGACAGCATGGTGTTGCCCGCGTCGCGGGACCGGGCTGGTTTGACCCGCGCGCGCAGTTCCGGGCTTTCCTCGATCAGCGGGTCGATCCGCTGGCGCGAGTTGCGTTTCGCCAGGTCCACCGTCGGCTGCACCGCCAGCATCGGGCCCGGCGCCTGGTGGATCGCGAACCCGATCCAGTTGTTCCCGGCCTCGGTGGCGCCCACCTGCGCCGCCTTCATGAACACCACCCGCTGGGTCGGATTGCCGGGCGACAGCCGGTCCATGATCTCGCGCATGTAGGGCGTACGCGCCGTGCGGTACTGCCCCGGTTCGGCCGAGGCCCGCGCGGCCAGCTTGCGGTGCCGATCCGCCCATTGCGACACGGTCAGGTCCGGGTCGGGCCGCAGCCCGCTGCCCCAGGCGCGGATCAGCGGTGCGGCACCGTCGAACGCAAAGACATCCGGCCCTTCGCTTGCGCTCCGGGCGTTCGTCCCTTGCGACGGTCCACCGGACCCTCGCATCCGCTGCGCGGACCGGTCCTCACCCTCACCCAAGTCCGGGTCGGACCTCCGCAAGGCTGTCGAGCTGGTCGCGCACATGGGCCTCCAGAACCTTCTGCATCAGCGCCGTGTCCACCGCGCCCGTGCCACTGGCGTCCCCGACCGCGGCGGTCAGTTCCGAGGCCATCAGGGCCGCGACGCGCGCGGGCCAGGTGATCCAGGCATCGCGTTCCTCGCGCGCCAGCCGGAACATCAGCGTCTCGGCCCGCGCCCGGTCGACCAGTTCGCCCTTGAGCCGCGCCAGCCGCAGCCGCCGTTCCTGCGCCTTCAGCACCTCGTTCGCGGTTTTCGCCTGCAGAAAGGTCGTGCCCCCGCCCGCCACAGGCGCCGCCATACCCTGTTCCTTCAGCGTGTCGCCCACGGCCGACACCGCGGCTTCCGGCACGGGCTTCATCTTGGCCGCGGGCGGTTTGCGGGTTTTCGAGGGATCGGTGGTCTCGGCCCGGCGCCGGTCCGACGCGGTCGCATCGATCGAGCCGTCCGCGTGCAGCACCAGCCGCTCCGCTTCCTTCGCCTTCTGGATGGCCCCGCGCGACAGGCCGACATGCGCCGCGTACTGGCGTTCGCTCATGCCCTGCATCGGCGGCTCCGAACATCGTGCAAAATCATGTGCTTGTCCGGTTGCTATGGGTCCGCGCCGGAGCGAACGTCGGTCCACGACCCCCGATGCATCGCACGAAGGACCCTGCCATGACCGCCATCACCACCATCCGCATCGACCACACGGCACTGCCGGACCCGCTCAACCTCAAGGACCACGACACCGCTGCCCGAATGATCGAGGTCATTCTGCGCGACGAGGGCATTGCGGCCGAAGCGTCCGACGTGATCTCGCACATCAAGATCGAGGTGCCGACCACGCAGCTGGCCGCCGCCAGCACCGTGCTCGCCAGCATTCAGCTGATCTGAGCGGACAGCGCAGAAAGCCATGATATTGCTCTGAATTCTCTACGATCATCGGCGCCGTGGAGCGAATGTCATCGCACGGAAACGATGCAACTCACCACGGAGCCACGACCATGACCAACGCAACCGAGACTGCCGCCACCCTGATCGCCGATTTCCGCAAAGCCCTCGCCGAGATCGAAGCCGTCCTCGCGCCCGGCCCCTGCGCCACCATCGCCGCGCAGAACTGGATCGTGGTCGACGATTTCGGCCCCCTGCGCTTCACGCTGACGCCCGAGGGCAAGCGCCACCGCGCTACCTGCACCGGCCACGGACGCGCCCACAAGGTCAACCGCTTCACGCGGGAAGATGCCGAACGTCTCGCGCAGGCCTGCGACGCCCGCGCAGTGTTCTGGCGCGACGCGGCAGAGGCCGAAGCCGCCACCCTGCGCGGTCACATCGCCACGCTCGAAGCCGCCAACGCCGCCTGACAGGGCGGCCGAGGCACCCACGGACACGACGCAACAGACTCAAGGAAGCAGCCCGATGATCACCGCCACCACGCCCCACCAGCAACTCCGCGCCGACAAGGACCAACGAAACCGCGACGCCGCCTTGAGCGCCTTC